TTTAAGAGGATAGATGGTGCGATCAATAACATTGTCCATCGCCCGTACAACATTAGCGATGTCACCAGTAAACAGACCGTAGTCAAACTGACCGTCAAGCACATACTTAACTAGATTGAATGACCCCAGCAAACACGCGCCGTTATGAGGCAGAGGCTGTTCGCCACACGGATTAGTAGCCCCGATAGTTTCGCAGTACCATAGGTTATTCTTCTTGTTGATAGTGTCGATGAAGAGTACCCCTGGCTCTGCCCAATCCCATGTGCTACGCATGATAAGATCCCATAGCGCAACAGGGTCTACCTCTTTGTAGACTTGTCCTTCAAACGTCAGCGGGAATGGTTTCTTCTCATGCAGATGTTCCATGAAACTATCAGTCACACCGACAGATATATTAAAGCCGGTCAGCTTGTCGCTGTTGTGTTTAGCGTTGATGAACTCCTCGATATCGGGGTGGTCTATACGCATCACGCCCATCTGTGCGCCACGTCTGTGACCGCTGGATGCGATGGTCTGACAGACAGCATCGAAGATACCCATGAAACTAATAGGGCCAGATGATTTGGACTCTAGGCTTTTGATGCGGTCACCGCGTGGGCGGATGTGGCTGAAGTCATACCCGATGCCACCACCACGCCGCATAGTCTCAGCGGCTTCTGTAGCCACCGCCATGATACTATCCATACTGTCTTCAATCTTAGATGACACAAAGCAGTTATACGCGGTGGTCATTCGTGCCGCGCCGATAGCGTTCTGAACACGACCGGCTGGTAGAAATCTCATGTGACGCATCGCGTCCTTGAATGCTTCGAAATGATGGGCATCGTCTTTGAGTGCATTAGCAATACGGACGACCTTAGAATAAAAGTCCTCGCCATGTTGCCGGTATTTTGTCTTATCGATCTCTTCTGATAACGGGAGAGAGGGCCCGTAGTGTTGATTGCTGATCATACCAAATCCTTCAAATCAGGTTTTTTGTAATTAGGGCCTTTCATAACTTTGCCGTCTTCACGCATGACCGGCTTACCGTCATCGCCAAGTTTCGACATATTGCTTTCATGCACTCGATTGAAAGCTGGGCGCAGCGGAAGACCAAATACCACTGCGAACCCAGAAAGAACGTACTGAAGGTCAGCAAGTTCTTTGAGTAGGTTTTCCATGTTGTCGGGCGGCTTGCTATGAGATAGCCGCCACGCCGCGCTATGTACTTCTGTTGAGAACTCTTTGAATTCCTCACGAATAAGTTCGAGACGTAACATCAGTTCATCGACTGTCATCTTTACATCGACCGGTGCGCCCATCGCTTTGTTGAAGGACGCGACCATTGCTTCACAAGTTACATCACGCATCATTGTTCTTCTTTCTCCTCGATGATTTCTTTGAGGAAGTCGCAGTACTCGATGGCTTTGTTGATGTCTCGCTTGACGTTGTCTCTGTGCTTTGTTCTGTATCGGCTGATGTACTTGATGATGTTACTGACTGCCCATGCTTCGTCTCCATCGAGTGTTCGGCAGACTGCCTTGATGTACTCTTTGGTTTCGATGTTGGCTCTGACTCTTGTTCCGTCTTCGAGTGTGACCCATCCGGTGAATTGGTAATGGCTTGGGCTGATAGCTTCATCCATGTGTCTTGCTTGTTTGGAGTCCATAGTCGAACTTCTCCTGTTGCTTCTTTGTAATCGCCATGCCTCAGGATACGCGCTAGGCGTACCATCAGTAGTGCATCAGCTTCTGTTAATCCGTTAGAGATGAACGCATCCCGCGTGACATCCCATGCTAACTTTGGGTGTGGTGCATCTGCCAATATCTTATCTGCTTTTGCTGTACCTATGCGGGGGATGCCTTTGTAGTTATCACTACTGTCTCCCATCATCGCTTGCTTGAATACTGCAAGGTCAGCCACATTAGGATTTATACGAATAGGTCGCCGCATCTTGTCAGGATTAAAGACCTTACAAGGTAGGGTCATGATGTCCTTATCAATGCTAACCACGACAGGATTATCGATGTCCGGTTGTGTACCTAAGATACCCAAAAGGTCATCAGCTTCGAGTCCGGCTTTCTGAACAACACGGTATTTTTCTGACAGATATTCGTATGTAAATGTGAGTGCAGAAGGTCGTTCCATTCCACCTCGATTTGCTTTGTACTCAGGAAATATATCGTGTCTGAAATACTTGCGGCTGGGGTCTGAAAAGCACATCAAGATTACATTAGGTTTGATGCGCTTTGTCCACTCGTTCATCATGAAGTCTACATACTCTTTCGCCCGCGCTGGGTCGAACTGCATGATAGTGTCTTCCTTCACGCTGACCGCAGCGGCAGACTTAAAGGCAACGATGTCGCCATCTATTATTGCTGTAGTCATGTATCTATTCCGTCCTTCTCACATTTCCACCACAAGTCAGCGGGTGGCATTAGTCTGAGTGATGTCTGTGCCATATACATGGCGCGTTGTTCACATTGATCTTTGGTATCCCATGGCCCCCATTCGTCTTCGACAGTAATGCAAGCTGTAGGATCACCGGCGGCACATATGATCATGATAACTTTCCAAGTAACCATCAGTGTGTTTCCTTCCAGTTGTTGCCAATGTCATAAGAACCGGACACCGGACATTTCAGTTTAAGTTGTTCCCCTGCTAGTGTGATGGCATCTGCGAACAGCTTGCCTATAGTCTCAGCGTGTTCCTCACGCACAGACATCTGGACTTCATCATGCACGTTGGCGCAGTAATGAAATGACACCGGTCTGTCTTCTTGAACGTGTCCAGCTTTAGCGGCTAGGTCATAGTGAAATGCCACCAATGCTTTCTTCATCACGATTGCACCGGCTGACTGTAAGCAGAAATTAAGGGCTGAGTGTGGTGACAGGATGGGAACTTTACGTCCATCGATGCCTAGTAAGTAACCACGCTCACAACGCTTGGCGATGATGTCCACCAGCTTGTCGAGTCCGGTGATACCTTTCTCCATCCGCTGCCGTACTTCCTTGCCCTTCATGTGGATGCCAGCGTCCTTCATGATGGACTGCAACTTGCGGTCACTTGCCCCATAAAGGAATGCATAGGTGCATCGCTTTACGACATCCCTGTCTTTAACACCTAGTGCCTTGCCGGTGCGTGAGTGTACATCCGTGCCGTCTTCCTTCGATCCCTTCAGCAACGCTTCGGCATACGCCCCGTTGTCAAAGTGTCCAAGGTAGTGAGCAAGCATCCTCAGTTCCAATGCGTCAGCATCACAACCAACCAGCTTGTCCTCGATGTCAGGTAACCAGACTTCACGCATCCGAAGGTCACGCTTGCTGATCTGACCCATGTTAGGCCCCCAATGACTACAGCGTGATGTTGCTGTACCGATGGTGTTTACCTTGCCATGCACATAGCCAGCGTCAGTCACACACTTGAGCCATCCTGATTCACCCTCACTTATCTGCGACAGTTGCTTCTGGCAGAACAGGTAGTCATTCAGCATCTTGGCTTCGGGGTACTTTAGATAAGACAGTACAGTCTCATCGATCTTAGGCGCACCTGATGGTGAGAAAGCCTTGGGCTTCCACCCGTACTTCTCTGTCAGTCGTGACGCAATCTGTTGACGGGAACCAGGGTTGAACACCTCGACAAAATCCTTGAGCCGCTTACCTGTCTTCTCGCTGTAACGCTCATGGGTAATCGGTGGGAATGCTTCTTGGAGTCCAACCTCGATGTCCGCCATACGCTGGCGTAGTTCAGCACATAGTTCCTCTGCCATCTGTACGTTGAGGCGGAAGCCATGCTGTTCCTGTAGGTTAATGACATACGCAAAGTCATGTTCTAGTTTGATGGCATCAGCCCATGTTGGATCTGACAGTTCTTCCATCAGCTTGTTATAAACCTTGGCTGTCACCTCGACATCACGGGCGCAGTACTCAGCCATCTCATCGCTGAACTTCTCCCAATCATCAAAGTCACCCTTCGGGTAACCAAGTAGTTCGCCCCAATATTCCAGTGAGTGTTTACGCTGGGTTGGGTTAGCAAGTCTAGATAATATAAGTGTATCTATAACTTCGGTTCGCTGTAGTTTAAGGTCAGGAAAAAGACGTATGATCGTTGGGTAATCGTACCCCAGACCGTTGTGCCATACTGTCTTGTCCGCTGTCTCCAGCCTCGCTAGTCCTTCCTTCAGTGGTGGATAGTTCGGATGGTCGGCATACACTATCGTATCTGTCGGAGATAGGGAGTTCGCTATCGCTAAACAGTGAACCTTGGTAGCTATCAAACCGTCCGTCTCTATGTCTGCTATTAGTATCTTTTCCAAAATATTTTTCCTCGTTGTTTGCGTGAACCTGTCTGTGACAGTTGGCACAAAGGAGCGCACACTTATCCGCTTCTTCTACCAGCCTTGCCATTGATACCGCTGTCATCTGTGAAACTTGCAGATTGAAACTTTTGGTGGCTGGGTTTATGTGGTGGAAGTCATAGACTTCAGGCGGGTATGTACTACCGCACCTATCACATTTATTACCGTGTCTTTCTATCAGTGCTTTCCGTCTTGCTGTACGTTCCTTGCGTTGGTACTCAGACTTTTTGCTTATAGCTGAATATCCACGTCATCTTTTTCAAACTCCGTCACCTCTTCGAGAAACGAAGTATCTGGGTTGAAACGTAATGCACAAACATCACCGGTGTTACCCGCGTGGCGATCCTTGAGACACTTAACAGTCAACACATTCTCACCCGCAGATGCATTGCGTGATACAGCTAGTACTTGGTCGCTGATCTGCGCGATACTTTGTGATCCACGGAGACTAGAAAGTGTTGGTATCTGTCCATCCTCAAAACCTTTATCACCTTGAGGACGGCGTAGGTGTGATATGACCATCATGCCTACATTGGTTTCCTGTACGAATGACCGCAGCTTGGTCATGACGTAGTCGATCTGCTTTCTTTCATCACCACCAGCAACCATGAATTCGCCGCCGGACAGTAAGATAGATAGGTGGTCGAGGAACAGATACTCACACCCGCACCCCTTCACCATGTAACGCAGTTTGTTTAATAGGTGGTCACTATCCATAGAACCGAAGTGGTCATATAGAACGAACCGACCAGTGCCTAGCGTTTTGCTGAACGCTTCTTCTCGCTCTCTTTCCGATAGGTCTTGAGGCAAGTGCAACTGCTTGCCAAGGGCATAGGACATGAACCGCAACCCAGTGCGTCCAATAGATTCCTCAAGCGCAACATAGCCAATAGTTTTGCTCTGCGATACCGCGAGATTATAAGCGATCTGAGCCGCAATCGTAGACTTACCC